GCCAATATTTCTCTCTCCATGAGGTGTGAGCGTGCCTGAGGACGAGTTGCTTGCTGGCGATCTGAGGGCGTCTCTTGGTGCCCTGCGGGTGGTGCTGGTGGAGAGGTTGCGTGCCGCGGTGCCGGGTGAGTCGGCCCCGTTGGCGAAGCAGTTGGCGGATGTCCTCGTGAAGTTGGATGGCCTGCCGGCCTTGTCGAAGTCGGAGACGGATGACCTCGCTGATCGACGCGCGAACCGTCGGGCCTCGGTACCGGAGGGTGCCGGAGGCGGTGTCGTCGGCGGGTCTGGAAGCAGTTGAGCTAGCCGCAATGTCGGGCCTGGTGCTCGACGAGTGGCAGGCGTCAGTGCTTGAGGGTGCGCTCGGCGAGCGGCCGGATGGCCGGTGGTCGGCGTTCGAGGTGGGGCTGGTTGTGCCCCGCCAGAACGGGAAAGGTTCGATCCTCGAGGCCCGGGAGCTCGCTGGCCTGGTGTTGTTCGGTGAGGAGTTGATCCTTCATTCGGCACACGAGTTCAAGACCGCCGCGGAGGCTTTCCGGCGGGTTTTGCATCTGTTCCAGTCGAATCCTGACCTTGAGAAGCGGATTCATCGGGTCCGTACGTCGCATGGTGAGGAAGGAATCGAGCTGCGGACGGGGCAACGCCTGCGGTTCGTGGCCCGGTCGACTGGGTCTGGTCGTGGATTTTCGGGCGACACGATCATTTTGGATGAGGCGTACAACCTCAGTCCGGAGGCGATGGCGGCCCTGTTGCCGACGATGTCGGCCCGCAGGAACCCGCAGATTTGGTATACGTCGTCGGCTCCGTTGCAGACGCAGGTTTCGGCGGTGTTGCGGAAGTTCTGCCGGCGTGGCCGGGCGGATGGGGCCGGGAAGCTCGCATATTTCGAGTTCTGCGCTGACATGGATTGCGATCAGGCTGATCCGGTGTCATGGTCGGCTGCGAACCCGGCGCTGGGTATCCGCATCTCCGAAGAGTTCGTTGAGATGGAACGTGGGGCGCTGGGCGACGAGTTCGCCCGGGAACGTCTCGGGCATTGGAACCCCGATGAGAACGCGGGGGATCGGGTGATCCCCGCGGTGAAGTGGTCCGAGTGTGTGGACCTGAAATCTGGTCCGGTCGGGCCGGTCGCGTTCGGTCTTGATGTCACACCGTCACGTGATCGTGGTGCGTTCGCTGTTGCTGGTGCTGCTGGTGCCGGTGGGACACACGTTGAGATCACTGACCATGAGCCGGGCACCGATTGGCTGGTCGCCAGGGCCAAGGATCTGCAAGACAAGTGGGGTGGCGTCCTCGCCGTGTCGGCGGGTTCCCCTGCAGCGTCGTTGCTCGTGGAGCTCGAGGCGGCAGGTGTCCGGGTGCTTGAGGTATCGAACAGCGACCATGCTCAGGCGTGCGGCGCGTTCTATGACGCTGTCATGCAAGGCACGTTGCGGCATCTCGGCCAACCCAATCTGACTGTCGCGGTTGATGGCGCGGACCGCAAGTTCCACGGCGACTCCTGGTTGTGTTCCCGTCGCCTTTCGAACGTGGATATCTCACCGCTGGTAGCGGTGACGCTCGCCAAGTGGGCGCATGATCAGGCCCCCGAGCCGGCTCGTACACCTCCGGGTGTTGTCTTTCTTTGAGGAGTGCGGGTGCGGAATCTTGTCGCTTCGGTGCTTCAGGTGGTGGGCCTTGTCGGTCTCGTGGCCGGCGGGTTCCTGGTGTCTGTCGCTGCGGGTGTGGTTTGTGTGTCGATGGCGGGGTTTGTGGTCGGTTTGTATCTGAGTGACGGGTGAAACTGTTTCCGGCGCTGCGCCGCAAGCAGGAAGAACGCGCGTTCAGCGACTGGGGTTCAGGTTCGTGGTTCTCGCCGGCTGGTGGCAGCACGAACGTCACTGAGTCGTCGGCGTTGCAGCTGTCGGCGGTGTGGGCTTGTGAGACGTTGATCGCGGATTCGATTGCGTCGATGCCGGCGGACACGTACCGCAAGCAGGGCGACATTCGGACGCCTACTACGGCTCCGGTGTGGGTGGATGCCCCGAATCCGCGTGATAGTCGCATCGATTTCGAGACGCAACGCGTGATGTCGCTCATCGGGTGGGGTAACGCCTATTCGATGCTGATCCGGCAGTCAAATTCGTCGGATCCGCAGGCCCCGGTGGTCGAACGGTGGCCTTTGAACCCGGATCGGGTCGAATGGCGTACAAGTTCAACGCAATTCGGACAGTTTTTCTACGATGGCACGCCCCTTCCGGCCGGTAATCTGCAACACATCCCCGGCTATCGGCTCCCTGGTTGCGTGCTCGGGCTATCGGTTATCGCCTATGCCCGGCAGTCGTTGGGTCTTTCACTGTCCGCAGAGTCGACCGGTAACGCCTTGTACGAGAACGGCATCGCCCCTAGCGGTGTGCTCGAGGTGCCGGACATGCCACCGGAGACGAACGGTGACGTGATCGAACGGCTCCGTGAGCAGTTCATGGAACGTCATGCCGGTACGCAGAACGCCGGGAAGCCGGTCGTGCTTGTTGGTGGCACCAAGTGGAATCAGACGATGATCAACCCGTCTGACGCACAGTTCCTCGAGACCCGGATGTTCCAGGTCGAGGAAATCTGCCGGTGGTTCCGTGTCCCCCCACATGAGATCCAGCACATCACGAACAACGCTTCGCAGGGCGGCGGGCAAGGTATCGAGGCGCAGTCGTTGAACCTCGCGAAGCGGACGTTGACGCCGTGGACGGTCAGGCTCGAGCAGGCCGACACCCGACTGTTGCCTCGCGGCCAGTTCATCCGGTTCAACATGAATTCGTTCCTTCGGGCGGACATCAAAACCCGTTACGAGTCGTATGCGATCGGCCGGCAGAACGGCTGGTTGTCCGCCGATGAGATCCGTGCTTGGGAAGATTTGCAGCCGATCCCGGGTGATGAGGGCGGCACGTACTTGCAGCCGTTGAACATGATCGACACGGCGATCGCTAACGAAGTCCAGATGCCGGATCCCCTCCCGGTGGCCGATCCGAACGCGGGAGATATGACCGGTGAATGACATTTCGAAGCGGGCTGAGTCCGTTGCGCGCGAGGTTCGACGGTGGGAGTTCGACGAGCTCGAGCTCCGCGCTGACGATGACAGCGACACGCTCACCCTTCGTGGTGAGGCGTCGGTGGTGGAGAACCCGTACGAGGTGCGGGACATGTTCGGGGAGTTCTCCGAAACGATCCGTAAGGGCGCGTTCGACAAGACGCTTTCCGAGAAGCCGGACGTTGTGCTCCTGGTGAACCATGAGGGTCTCCCGTTGGCTCGTACAACGTCGGGGACGTTGAAGCTGTCCACTAACCCCAGCCTGCTGGTTGAGGCGTCCCTGGAGCCGTCTGACCCGGATGTTGCGCGCATCGAAAAGAAGATGCAGCGCGGCGATCTGAACGAAATGTCGTTTGCGTTCCGGGTTGTGCGCCAAGAATGGAACGACGATTACACGCAACGTGACATCACTGAGGTGTCGCTCGCGCGTGGCGATGTGTCAGTCGTGACGTACGGGGCGAACCCTGCGACGTCCGCGTCGATCCGTTCGCTTGGTGGTGTGGATTACGTCGAGCTCGACGTGGCGCTCGAAGCGATCCGTAACGGTGGGGCGTCGGACGACCAGTTCGATCTGGCTGTCCGCGCTCATCGTTCCCTTGATGGTCTGTTCGCCGAGGTTCGTGCTGCGGCTGCATCGCCTGCGCTCGACCCGGCCGAAGTTTCCCGATTCCTTGCACGTGTCCAAAGGGTGCGTGACCTGGAACGCGAAATCTGAGCCGGTCCCTCCACGGGGGGCACCACTCAACCGCACGACGCCGGCCCTGACGGGCCACCTCGCGCGTATCCAAAAATCCGATTTCATAGAAGGAGTATCCAAGTGGATACCAAGTACATCAACGACCTTCTCGCCCAGCGCGCGAACGTCGTCTCGCAGCAGCGCAATGAGCTCGACCGGATCGCTGAGACCGGCATGCTCCCGTCCGGCGAGGAGAACGAGAAGCTGGCCCGCATGGACGCGGACTACGAAGGCCTCTCCACGGTCATCGACCATTGGATGAAGACGCAGGAACGTGAGCAGGACGCCGGTAAGTCCCGTGCGATCCTCGACGCGATCGTTTCTCCCGAAGACAAGGCCACCGGTCAGCGCAAGCAGAACGCTGTCGAAGACTGGTTCCGTGGCAGCGTCGCCGGCACTGAGGCCCGTAAGTCCTTCGATGTTGACCTGAAGCCGTCCGCGAACTTCATGCGGCAGGTCCGCAACGGCATGGACGTCAACGAGGCCCGTGCCTTGTACACCGATGGTGGTGCGTCCGGTGGTTCCCTCGAGGTTCCGGTCCAGTTCCTGAACCAGCTGTACCAGTTCATCGAGGAGTCGT